TCGGTCGGCGCGATTGCTGAGACTGGCGATGTCCCCGCTGCGGGCAACGAGACGGTCCTGAACGCCATCGTGCCCATCCGCACGCTGGCGGGGAACGTCGAACTGTCGTCCAAGATCATCGAGGCCACCCAGAGCGACGCGGGGGCCTTCGTGCAGGCGCTGGAGTTCAAGCTCCGGCAGGTGACCGACAACCTGAAGAAGGAGCTGGAGGCGCAGCTCCAGGGCGATGGGAGTGGTGCCCTGGCGAGGATCACGGTGGCACTGTCCGCTCCGAACGACAACTTCACCGTGGACAACCCTGGCACCCTGCGCCCTGGTATGACGCTGAAGGCAGCGTCGGCCCGTTTGGGCGGTACGACCCGCACGTCCCCGGCCTTTCTGACGGTCAAGACCGTGGACTACGCGACGGGCGTTGTGACGACCGTCGAAGACATCACCGGCACCCCTGACTGGGCCGTGAACGACTTCGTGTTCCGGGGTGACGCGACCGGATTCATCGGGCGCGGCATCAACATCATGGGGCTGTTGGGGATCGTCGATGACGGGACCTTCGTCAGCACCCTGCACGGCATCAGCCGCACGGATCACGAGCTGTGGCGCGGGACGGTGTTGGGGAATGCGGGGGTCGCCCGTGATCTCACCCTGACCCTGCTGCAGGCCGCCGAGGACGCCGTGTGGATTCGCACGGGTGCTCGCCCCTCCGCCCTGTACTCGCACCTTGCACAGCGTCAGCGGTACTTTGAGCTGTTGGTCGCTGATCGGCGCTTCGTCAACACGATGAAGTTCGACGGCGGCGCGCAGTTCGACGCCCTGGAGTACAATGGGCGTCCGTGGTTCGTCTCGCGCGAGTGCCCGAAGAACGTCGTCTACTTGCTGGATGAGGAGGCCCTGCGCTTCTTCATGCTCAAGGACATCGGCTGGGCAGATCGCGCCGGGATCCTGCTGCGCGTCCCGGGTAAGCTGCTCTACCAGGCGACGCTGGAAATGCACGCCGAGTTTGGCAGCTACCTGCCCGCGCGGCATGCGGTCATTCGCGACCTGTCGGTGCCCAGCGGCTACTAATCCGTTGGCCTGACAGCGTCATAGTCGAGGGGTCCTGGGAGTCCGATCCTCCCGGATACCCCTTTCCCGCCTCCTGGGGCGGTTGAAAAAGTACCAGAGATACAGTTATGAGGTGAGCCTACGATGCCAGTGACATCCCGTGGAGTCCATCGCAATGCCCCTGTCGCCTATGAGTACCTCACGTTCACACGCCCTGGCGCGACCACGGCCAGCGTCACCAACGCCTTCCGTTTCCGCGTCGCCCGCGACGCCATTATCCACCAGATTGAGCTCAGCGCGAGCGCGGTGAGCGGTACGTCCCCAACCTGCAGTGCCGCACTCAAGCGCGGGGCGGCGACGCTCGTCTCGACTGCCAACCTGACGGCGGCTGGCAAGGTCGTCGCCAGCCCGACGCTGGCCAACCAAGCCGTCCGTGCTGGCCATGATCTCACCGTGGATCTGACCGTCGGTGGCACATCGCCATCGTTCACGGACATCAACGTGGTCGTGGTCTTCCGGACGGGCGGGCCAGAGTTCACGGGTGGCGTGAGCCTCTAATCCGCACAAGGAGGGAATCACCGCATGGACCATATTATGGACCGCATCAAGGCGCTCCTTGCCGAGGCTGTGCGCGCCGCCTTCACGGCCGGGATTGCGTTCATCGTCGCCCAGTGGCAGGCCGTGGATCTCCCGGCTGATGTGAAGACCATCGTGGCGCTGCTCGCGGTCGCGCTCTGGAACCGCTTCGTGAAGCGCTAGCATGTTCGACCAGGCGCTGGCCTTTGTGCTGAAGTGGGAGGGCGGGTACGTCAACCACCCACAAGACCCTGGAGGCGCCACGAACCTCGGGATTACCCAGCGCACCTATGATGCGTGGCGGCATGCACAGGGGCTCGCGCCCCAGGATGTGCGCCACATCACCCGAGACGAAGCCGCCCAGATCTACCGTCAGCGCTACTGGGCACCCCTCAAGCTCCAGGGCGCCAATCCCGCCCTCCAACTCGCCGCGTTCGATGCCGCTGTCAATCACGGGGTGAGCCAAGCGCTCACGTTCCTTGCGCGCTGTGAGGGAGATTGGCGACGGTTGATCGCGCTCCGCATGGCGTTCTATACGAATCTGCGCATCTTCGACACCTTCGGGCGCGGTTGGATGCGTCGGATGGCCGATCTCCTCCATGCGTGTATCGCCATCGACGCCCCTCCGCGCCTGATGCTCAATGGCGTCCATGTCGGCGCGGTGCGCAAAATGTCCTATGTGGGCAACACCCTGTGGATTAACCAGCCGCACGAAGGGGAACACTAGGCGATGTGGCCGACACTGTTGCCGTTGCTGAAGATGCTGCTCGAACGGGTCGTCCCAGACCCGAAGGAGCGGGCGGACCTTGAACGACAGATGTCTGACGAGTTCGCCCGGTTCATGGAAGCCACCCAGCCGAAAGGACACGAGATCTATCGCTGGGCGGCGACGCTGATCGCGCTGGTCCGTCCCGCGCTGGCCGTCTTCGTCGTCATCACCCCGATTATCTGGACGCAACAATGGGTCGCGTTCTTGGGCGTCCTCAAGGATGCAGGACTGTGGGGAGCCATTGCCTTAGCCCCGGCTTGGGTCTGGATTCTCGGACGCGACGGCGTACGGATGATTCTGGGCACGGTGGCGGCATTCAAGAACACCTCGGTTCCCAAGGAGGCGTTACCCCCGGGCCTGCAGCCGGGACCGTCAGTCTCATGGCCTGCGCCACCGACATACCGCGACGACGCATGGAGGCCGGATCGCCACAATGAGCACTAGGGATTTTGGCGTTGAGGCCCGATATCTCGCTCATTGGGAAAAGCGAGATCGCGGGGCACGACGCAAGAAATACGGGATGCGGATGGATGGGAAAGGGACACTCCGCCTGTGGCACTCGCTGGTCCGTACCCGTCCTGTGCCCAAAGCGTCGGCATCGCCGCGCGAGCGGAACCCCTGGAAGGTGGCGCTATGACGACCTGGGATCGTGTCTGGGTGTCCGTCGTCTACGGGCTGATCGGCGCGATCATGCTCTACGAAATCTGGTCGTTGATTGACCGCAACCCCCGCACGCCCCCTATCACCCAGATCTTCGTGCATGAAACCCCGCCCTGGCTGACCCTGCCATTCCTCTGGTGGCTGGCCATTCACTTCACCATCGCCTACGCACGAGATCGTGGGTGGTCGTGGATTCCTAACCTTCCGTTGTGAAAGGAGTGTACGAGATGACACCGGAACGAGCTGCGGACGCGCTGCAACGCATTGTTGAGCTCCTGTCAATGGCGCGGCTACGGGCATTCTTGCGTCGGCGACAGCCCCAACCACCAGAGACCCCCCCGGCGATGGCCCCCGTACTCCGGCCCGAAACCTGGGATCGCTACGTGCGGCGAGGGGAGTAAGCATGCGGCGGCTTCTTCGCGCACTCCGCGTCTATGACCCACAGCTCCTGCTCTGGCAGCACCCACAGTCTGGTGCGTGGCTGCTCCTCCGCCAGCCCGCACGCTACGGGGTGATCCCCAAGCGCGGCGTCATAGTCCAGGTCACGCAGCTCCTCCGCGAACCCGGATTATGGCTCCTCGATTGGCTGGCCGCCCGTGACCTGTGGGCGCGACACCGCCCTCGGGATGTCCTCCATGAGCTTGATGCGAGGAACGAGGCCCATACCCGTGCACTCCGTGAAGCGCCCTTCGAGGCGGTACGCTATCAGGTTCGCCAGGACTGGAAGCATATCCGTGACGAACTCCGTGGGGAGCCGTGGCGGCGATGGACCATTTCAATCTAACGTGGCCCAATATCCAAGGCGGCTACGCGCTCGCCGGGGTGGCCCTTGCCGCGCTCGTGTATGTCGTCATTGCGATTACCCGCTTTATGAGCCTCCAGCTCCATGCCATCGAGCGCATCTCCACAACCCTGGATAACCACTTACACGATATCGCGGATACCTTAGCTCGCGTCTCCGTCGTGCTCGAACTGCTCGAACGGCGTTTGGATATGCGCGAACGCCGTGATGAGGAGTAGTCTATGGCCGTCACCTTGGCCCAGCTGCGCCAGCGTGTCCAAAGCCGCTTAGCTGAACCCATTGCGGCCGGGAACTGGTTTACGCCGGATGTCGTCGATTACTACATCAATGATGCGATCCGGCACGTCTTCTTGCGGATCGTGGAAGCGAACCCGGATTGGTTTGGCCTCCGCACGACGACCTTTCAGACGACAGCCGGTCAGGAAACCTACTCCTTACCCGTGAGTATGTTCGAGCTTCGCTATGTGTCGTTGAATGACGGGTTGCCCGTCCCCCGCCAACTGGAGGATTGGCACCAGCAGCTCCGGTTTACGATCCGTAGGCCCGGACGCCCCTTCGCCTTCTATTGGACCACCGATTACAATGCAACCGATCCGGCGACACTCATCGGCTTCATTCCCGTCCCCGACGCGATCTACACCGTGACCGTGTGGTATGTACCGCGCCCTCGGACACTCGTCGATGACGCCGATACGCTTGATCTTCCGGACGAAGTGGCGGATATTGTTGTCCCGCTCGCGACGGCCTACGCGCTCAAAAGTGATAAGCAGGCCGCCCAACAGGAAGAACAGGAATTCCAGGTACGGATGACCCAGTACCTGTCGTTCGTGACACGGGGCAAGTCTGGTGGGCCAACGTACGTGAACTACGCCTACGATTTGTGGTAAGGAGGCGCACATCCCATGGAGATTGTCCGGCTCTTCAATCCGAACGATGCCCCAATTGCTGCGATGTTCAATGGGACACCCTACCTATTGCCAGCGCGCGGGTATGCGTATGTTCCCCGTGTCGCTGCCGAGCATTTTGTCGCCTACTACCGCGCACGGGGCGTCACGATTGCGTCGGACGATGCCCCAACCGCCATTGAGCACGAGGGCGAGGACGCGCCGGATGACAGCGCGGACGACACCAGCGATGCCACCGCCGAGGAGGTCGCGGGCGCATCAGCGGTGGTCTGCGAGGTGTGCCAGAAAGATTTTAGTGACCGCGAACGCCCCGCAGTTGCTCTCGCCCGGCATAAGCGTTTGGCCCACCCCGCATAATGCCTCTGGAACCGCGACGCCCACAGACCATCACCGTCTACTGCATTGCCCAGTTGCATCCTTTTGACGTGCCAGTCCTGGCGATGGACGTGGCGTGTCCAGTCTGTGGGTGTGCATTTGTACGATTACAGCAAAGCGACGATACCACGTCGCTTGCCAAGACCGATCTTGCCAACGTCTACCTTGCGAGTTCGCCGCCCACGTGGCTTGACAGGCTCGCGAAGGACGCGAAGGAGGAATAAGTGTGGCGCAGCGCATTCAACGTGACCCCATCGCCGTGCTCACCGGCGGGTTAGCTGGCCTGCAGGGAGTGCCGTTCTCGCCAATGCCGCCGACAGAAAGCGACGTTGCTGCCCAACGGCGCGCCGTCGTGCCAGCGATGGCGAGTGGCGCGCCTGCGCGTATCATCACGTTGCCCACGTACCGCCCGACGATGCAGGCAACGCTTCCAACATCGTTGCTCATGCGCCCTGAAACCGTCGGACGTGGCGCATTTCGCCCCGTGCAGCCGGGCGGCCAATTCCCGCCTATGGGGGTACCGCAGACCATTGAGGACTTTGAGCGGCAGATCAACCAGCTACTCCCGCCAACGCCAACCGAAGGGCGTGGCTTGCCCCAGGAACCAAGCACGGGTGACATCTTTGAACCGCCTGTGCCCACGCCACCCGGGCAGCTCCCGCCCTCGCCGCCACCGCCACTCTTCGATCTCGCTCCGCCGCCGCCAAGCCCACCGCCGCCAAGCCTACCACCGCTACAGCCTGGCCCAGACCCAGACACGCTTAGGGATATCCTTGAAGCCTTGGAAGGCACGCCGACAGCAGGCCCGCAGGGTGAGACAGGACCGCAAACAGGCCCACAAACAAGCGGGCCATCCATCACGCCGCAATTTGATGTCGGCTTTGGCTACGAGGATGAATTCTACGTTGTGTAATCCGCCTGTCAAGACTCGATGCCTGCCAACGAGCTCTTCCGTGTGACCAACTACCGGGGCCTCAATGTCCGGGCGTCGAAATTCCTGATCCCGGACGGGGCAGCACAGCGCCTGGTCAACTTCGTCTTCGATGAAGAAGGTGTCCTGACCGTCATTCGTGGCCATACACGCTGGAATGCCACCTCGCTTGGCACCGGCAAGATCCAGGGTGGCGTGCGGTTCTACCGCGTCGGTGTATCGCCCGAGCTGCTCATCGCCCATAATGGGACGCTCTACAAAGGGGATGACACGACGCGCACCTTCACAAGCGTCGCAACGGGGTTGAACACCACAGCGCTCGTCGAGATGACCCCATTTCGCAATCTCCTGTTCATCGTCAATGGTGTTGATCGACCCCGGAAGTGGAATGGCACGCAAGTGACCCTTATGGGACTCGACGCCCCAGCGACGGCCCCGACCGCCGCAGATTCCGGCACCGCCGGAAACCTCAACGGGACGTATACCTGGAAAGTCACCTTTGTCAGCCCGACCCATGAAAGCAACGGTTCTCCAGCGTCCAATACGCTCACGGTGACAAACCGGCAGGTCAACTTGAGCAACATTCCCACATCCTCCGATCCGCAGGTTACGAAGCGACGGATTTACCGCACCCTTGCTGGGGGGACCATCTACAAATTCGTCAGCGAGATTGCCGATAATACGACGACCACGTTTGTCGATAACGTGGCGGATAGTGCCCTTGGCCCTGATATCCCCGTGGACAAAGATCCCCCACCCTCTGGGGCGATTCTGGAAGTGTTCCGCAATCGTCTCTGGATGGCGCGAGTCCCCGGGGCTCCGCAACGGCTATTTTTCTCGGAGTACTTCGAGCCTGAAGCGTGGCCATCAACGTATTTCGTCGATTTGCCCCTTGCGCAAGGCGACGAAATTACGGGCCTGCGGACGCTCGGCGATGTGCTCGTCGTCTACGGGCGGAACCAGCCCCTCATCGTGTTGGGCGAAACGCCGTTTGACTTCGTCGTACGGCGAACCTTCGCCAATGTCGGGGCCGAGGCCCAACGTGCGATTGTCAAAGTCGAGAACACCCATGTCTTTCTGAGCCGTTTTGGCATCTACGCCTTCGACGGGGCCATTGCACGGCTCCTCTCAGACGATATCGCGCCGATCGTTCGTGAACTGCCGCCCGAGCGGCTTAGCCAAGCCGCTGCAATCTACTATGACAAGAAAAAGCAAGTACGCTTCGCCGTCCATAGCGCGACTATGCGGGACCAGGCAACCGATACGTTCAATAACAGTGAACTCTTGTATGACCTGCGTACCGCTAGCTTCTCACAAAGCACAAAAAAGGTCCAGCACTATATTGCCCTCGATGGCCCCGGAGACAAGGGCACCATTATGACCACAAGCCCGACGGATGGGCTGCTCTACGACGAGGATACCGGCTTGACGTTTGACGGCCAGGGATTCTCCGCCTTCTGGCAATCGAAAGCCTTCGCCCCCCGGTCGCTGGATCTGCCCAAACAGTGGCGGTACTACTTGCTCTGGGTGAATCGCGGCGATGGGCAAATCATCGCTGAGCTATTACTCGACGAGGGGCTGGCGAAAGTCACGACGGCCTTTGATATGGCAGCGCTCGGCGGGAGTCAGTATGGGAGCGCCCAGTATGGCTCCTCGACCTATGCACCGCCGAGCCTGCTCAGTCGGCTTGAACGATCCCTGCCACGCACGGCCGTATCTCGCAGTATCGAGATCCTCCTCGAAGCCAAAATCCCCAGCACGGCTGGCGCTGGGCCTGTCAAGATCATCATGAACGAACTGCTCTATCGACCGTTGCCGAACTTCCGGTTCCAAGGAGGAGCATAGGAGTCTATGCCAGCAAGCTATCCGACATCAGTCAAAACATTCACCACAAAAGTCACGAGCCAGACTATCGAGGCATCGCACATCAATGAGCCCCAAGATGAGATCACGGCCATTGAGACGGGGTTGCTCCAAGGGCTTGCTCACCACCTCTTCCCCGACACTGATGTCACGCGGGATCTTGGAACCGCAACCAAGCGGTGGCGTGATGCCTTGATTCAGCGGCTCGTGGCCGGTGTGACCGCAGCGACGAAGTTTCGTGTCCAGGAAGCTGGCGACAGTACGTGGCTCACGGTCAACGCCTCATTTGATGGCACCAACTGGAACCGGGATGACACGGCTGCAGCCGCCCAAGCCATCGAAATCACCGCCACAAAAGAAGTCAAGTACTATCGTGCGGCGGCTGGCGCAAACCCCATTACGTGGGCGAATATCTTCACGGTATCCACGGACAAGATTACGGCATCACAAGCGGTGATTGGGACTGACCCAGGGGGCACCGAGACACTTCGCGCGCAAACATTCCGGGCAGGTGCCACGGCGCTCGCCTCGTTGATTGTTGGTGCTGACCCGGGTGGAACCGAGGTCCTGCGTGCGCACAACCTGCGCGCCGGTGCAACAACGCTTACGGCAGGACTTACGGCACCGTCTGCGGTCGTTGGCACGGACCCCGGCGGGGAGGAAGTCCTGCGTGCTCAAAATCTGCGTGCCGGTGCCGCAACATTCACTGAGCAAATTACCTCCACGGTCGCTACGGGGACCGCGCCTATTACGGTGGCGAGCACCACGGTTGCGCCGAACCTCAACGCCGACATGGTCGATGGCCAGCACCTCGCCGATCTCGACACACGCTATGTCAATACAACCGGCGATGGGATGACCGGCGCGCTGGTGGTTGGCACCGACCCTGGCGGCACCGAGGTATTACGTGCACAAAACCTCCGTGCAGGTGCAACCACGCTCACGGCGGGGCTGGCCGCGCCCTCTGTAGTCGTTGGCACTGATCCTGGCGGGTCAGAAGTCCTCCGTGCACAGAATCTCCGCGCAGGAGCCACGACGTTAACTGCAGGCTTATCCGCACCATCTGCTGTCGTAGGGGCAGCCCCGGACGGGTCCGAAGTCCTCCGTGCACAGAACCTCCGTGCGGGCACGACAACGTTTACTGGAACAGTGACGTTAGCGGCCGATCCTACGGATGCGCTTCAGGCGGCTACCAAACAGTACGTTGATACCAGCGGCCTAATTATTACCGACAAGACAGGCTCCGGTACTGGCGATTACTCTACCACCAGCTCCTCGTACGTCGATATGGACGCGAATAACCTCGCCTACACAGTCGTAATTCCAAGCGGGAAGAAAGTGGTAATCCTCGCCACCGGGACGTGGGCGTTCACGTCTTCCATTGCGAATCCTGTAGTCGCTGGCGTTGCAATCGCTGAGGACACAACCACCATTGTGGAGGGGCTGATCACCCTGCCTGGTCCGCAGGAGAGGCCCTTTGTTCTGTCCACAGTGGTTACAGGTACTGGCGCGTCTAAAACCTACAAACTGCGCTTCCGCAGTAGCGGGGGCCTTACTTTCATCATCCGTAATGGTTCTGCCCCCATCGCCCCACGGCTCACGTTTATCGGGGCGTAGGACAACCCCTCGTGGCACACAATGAAAGCACACGAGCTCTACGAACTCATTATCAAAGACCCTACTGTCAAACAGGTCTTTCGCGAACTGGGTGAACGGC